CGCGATTGTTGTTGTAATGACGCGCTGGCACCAAAGGGATTTGACGGGGCATCTTTTAAAATCCTCGCACCAGAGGGCTGGTAGCGATGAGTGGGAAATAATACAGCTTCCAGCAATTCTTCCCAGCGGTAAGTCGCTGTGGCCTGGATATTGGAGCAAGGAAGAACTTGAAAGGTTAAAGGCTGAGTTGCCCGCTGGCAAATGGTCGGCGCAATACCAGCAAGACCCCACCGCTGAGGAACAGGCGCTTATTAAACGCGACTGGTGGCGGAAATGGGAAAAGGATGATCCTCCTGCCTGTGAATTTATTATCCAGTCTTGGGATACGGCGTTTCTTAAAACGGAACGGGCTGATTATTCCGCCTGTACGACATGGGGGGTGTTTTTTAAGGAGGATGATACGGGCGTTAACAACGCCAATATTATTCTTTTGGATGCTTTTAAGGACAGGATGGAGTTTCCTGAACTCAAATCGGTTGCCCAGAAAACATATAACGAATGGGAACCTGATGCCTGCATTGTTGAGGCAAAGGCTGCGGGTGCGCCTTTGATTTTTGAATTGCGCCAGATGGGTATTCCAGTTGGCGAATTTACGCCGTCAAGGGGGAATGACAAAATTGCCCGTGTTAATGCCGTTAGTGACTTGTTTGCAAGCGGTGTTGTCTGGACGCCCAAAACAAACTGGGCAGAAGAGGTTATAGAAGAATTTGCGTCATTCCCTGTCGGGGAACATGACGATTTGGTTGATAGCAGTACGCAAGCGTTGTTAAGGTTTCGGCAGGGCGGTTTTATTAAAGTTCCCTCAGATGAAGAAGAAGAGGAGTTTCGCGCCCGCCGCGCCGAATATTATTAATAATATAAGGCTTTTTGCATGGCGGGATACTCAGATGAAGAGCTTCGGAATGTTGCCGAAACATATTCATATTATAAAAGTCAAGAAAACGCAGCCTCGGCTTTAGGTATAAGCAGGGGTGCATTGAGAAGGCGCTTGAAGGAATACAAGGCGCGTTCTGAAAATGGCGGTGACATTGTTAAGGGGCCAGAGTTTTCCATTAACAAAGAACAGTTGATGGATGAAACGGCTGATTTGGAAGATATTCTTAACAAACGCCGTGCCGAGTTCAGGCGAAGACGGGCTTCGGAAGAATCGCGTTTTCTCATTAAGTGCAAGGTGCGGTTGGACGGGCCGATTGGTATTCTGCACATGGGTGATCCCCATGTAGATGATCCAGGAACATCCATAGATGCGCTTGAGCATCACATAAACCTGATAAAAAATACCGAAGGTTTGTTCGGAGCCAATGTCGGGGATATGGCAAACCACTGGGTTGGGCGTCTTGCCCGCCTTTATGCCTACCAGACAACCACAGAAGCGGAAATGTGGCGTTTGGTGGAGTGGCTAGTTACAAGTGTTGACTGGTTATATATTATTGGCGGCAATCACGATCTTTGGGTTGGGGATGGAGACCCTGTTCAATGGATGGTTCGCAGGCAGTCTGGTGTTTACCAAGCGCATGGGGCAAGAATTAACCTTGTCTTCCCGAATAAAAAGGAAGTCAGGGTGAATGCAAGGCATGACTGGAGCGGGCATTCGCAATGGAACTCAGCCCACGGGCCAGCAAAAGCTGCCCAAATGGGAATTGACGACCATGTTGTTATCAGCGGCCACCGCCATATCAGCGGTTACCAGATTATAAAACAACAGAACAATGGTTTAATAAGCCATGCGTTGCGTGTGGCATCTTATAAGATATTTGATAATTACGGGAAACAACTTGGCCTCAGAAATCAAAATGTTTCACCCGCTGTTGTAACCGTTATCAACCCAGAGCGGGAAGATGACGATCCTGGATTAATAACAGTTTTCCATGATGTTGATACGGGGGTCGAGTTTTTAAATTTTCTAAGGCAGAGAAAGGTGGCTAAAAAATGAAAAAATTTTTAGCGGTTCTCGGTTTGCTGTGCTTTTTGTCGCCTGTTGTATGGGCGGGTAACTTATATGAGGCATCTGAAGATGTCAGGCAAAAACATGAGGAGATGCTTTATCCAACGGTTCTGGTTCGGGGAAGCGACAATTCCAGTGGTTCGGGGACGGTTATATATTCAGACTTACAAGACAAAGAGTGGGTTTCCTTAATTCTGACAAACTGGCATGTGGTGCGTGGGTCAATAAGTGTCGGGAAAGAGTGGAACTCGCAATTACAGGAAAAAGTTGAGAAAGAAGTTCGACGGCCAGTTCATGTCGATTTATGGGACTATAATAATTACTCTGAGGCGATTGGAACCATAGGTCGTCGAGCGCTTATTATGGCGTGGGATAAAGACCTCGACCTTGCGCTTTTACAGGTACAGGATAAAGAGCGACCTCTTCCGTATGTTGCGGAGCTTTATCCTGAAGATAAAGATGAAGGCCCGTGGATTTTCCAGCAGGTTTTCGCGGTTGGCGCGGGGTTAGGGAAACCGCCCTTTCCAACAGAGGGTCTCTTGGCGGGTTTTGCTAGGGATCGTAACGGAAAGCATGTCTGGCTTGCCTCGGCACCAATTATATTCGGAAACTCTGGCGGAGCCTTATTTGTGCGTTCGCCTCGCGATACCTTTGAATTAGTGGGCGTTCCGAGCGCTGTCTCGGCTTATGGCTGGGGCAATGTTGTGACTCATATGGGCTGGAGCCGTCCAATTCCTGAAATCAGGGCGTTCCTTAGAGAACATGATTACGGGTTTGTGCTTGGGGACGAGCCTGAAGTTGAAGAAGAGAACGTCAATTAGCCAGCAAATATTTGATAGGAGATGATGATGCATAAAGACCCTGTTATTTCAAGAACCGTGCCTTCAGCGGTGCCTCGGAAGCACATGAAGATTAAGGGTTCTGGGGCTGCAACCAAAGGAACAACGTGGCACGCGGTTGCTGACCAGACTGTAGATACGGCACAGAAACAACCCGCTGAATATGTTTCTAACATTAAAAAGGTAGGCTGATGTCTGGATGTGGTGAAGACTGCGTGTGCATTGAAAACAGTTGTGAAAACTGCCCCGAAGACTGTTCGGGGGATTGTTTGTGCCGTTCTTCAGAGGTGACTGATGGCGATTGAAAAATCTATCGCACAAGCGCCTTCTTTCAGTAACGCCGAGGAAGTCCCTGAAGGGCTTGACCCTGATGCTGTAGAAAGCGTTGAAATCGCTGTTGTTAATCCAGATGCGGTGGCGATTGAAACAGAAGACGGCGGAATGGTGATTGATTTCAATCCGCAAGCGGATGAAGATATTGGCGGTGGCGACCACAATGAAAATCTTGCTGAAATTTGCGATGAAGACGTTTTGCAGAGGCTGGCGTCTGATTTAATAGGTGATTTTGACAGCGATAGAAATTCGCGTGCCGACTGGGAAAGAACATATACCAAGGGGCTTGACCTTCTTGGTTTAAAGATTGAGGACAGAACATCGCCTTGGCCTGGAGCGTGTGGTGTCCACCACCCCATTCTGACGGAAGCTGTTGTCAGGTTTCAAGCGCAGGCCATCATGGAAATATTCCCCGCTGCTGGCCCTGTTAAAACAAAAATTGTCGGGGAGATAACCGACGAGAAAGAAAAACAAGCACAGCGTATACAAAACCATATGAATTATCTCCTGACGGAGAAAATGTCCGAGTACCGCCCTGAAACAGAGCAAATGCTCTTTTCGCTTCCTTTGGCGGGGTCTTCTTTTAAGAAGGTTTACTACGATCCGAGCATGGGGCGTGTTTGTGCCCATTTTGTTCCTGCGGAGGATTTTGTTGTTTCGTATGGGGCATCAGACCTTCAAACAGCAAGCCGTTATACGCACATTATGCGGAAATCAACCAATGATGTCCGTAAATTACAGGTAGCTGGTTTTTACCGAGACATAGACCTGCAAAAATCTGCGCCTGATTATTCTGAAATTCAGGAGAAATACGATGAGTTGGAGGGAGAAACACCCTCTTATGACAACGATGATAGACATATTTTATATGAAATGCACGTTGACCTCGATTTGGAGGGGTTTGAAGACAAAGATGACAGCGGTGAGGAAACGGGTATTGCCCTTCCGTATGTTGTCACGTTAGCCAAAGGTTCTAACGAAATACTTTCTATTAGAAGAAACTGGTACGAAGATGATGAAATGCGTATGAAGCGCCTTCATTTCGTACATTACCAATATATGCCTGGACTTGGGTTTTACGGATTTGGTTTAATTCATCTAATAGGCGGTATCGCCAAGTCTGCGACCTCGCTGCTGAGGCAGTTGGTTGACGCAGGGACGCTTGCAAATTTACCAGGCGGTCTGAAGGCGAGGGGATTGAGAATCAAGGGGGACGATTCTCCTATATCACCAGGCGAGTTCAGGGATGTTGATGTTCCTGGAGGCGCAATAAAGGATAATATTACATTTTTGCCCTACAAAGAGCCAAGTAACGTCCTGCACGGTCTTTTGGGGGAAATTGTTGAAGAGGGAAGGCGTTTTGCGTCGGTTACCGACTTAAAACTTGCCGATATGAAGCAGGATGCGCCAGTTGGCACAACCCTTGCTTTAATTGAACGCTCCATGAAGGTGATGAGCGCTATTCAGGCAAGATTACACGAGGCTATGCGCCGTGAGTTCATTCTGGTTGCTGATATTGTCCGCGATTACGCTCCTGAGCGCTATGAATATGATGTGGATGCTGATTCGCGGGCTATAAAGGCGGAAGATTTCAACGACAAAGTCGATGTTATCCCTGTAAGTGATCCAAACGCAGCCACGATGTCGCAGAGGATTATGCAATATCAGGCAGCGTTGCAACTTTCCCAGTCTGCGCCCCAAATGTACAACCTGCCAGAGCTTCATCGGCAGATGCTGGACGTTCTGGGCATACAGGATGCGGAAAAGATTATTCCGATGTCCGAAGACCACAAACCGCGTGACCCCGTAAGTGAGAATATGGACGCTTTGAACAGCAAACCGCTTAAAGCGTTTATCGCCCAAGACCACGAGGCGCACATTAAGACCCATATGGCTGCACTTGAAGACCCGAAAATCAAACAACTTGTCTCAAAATCTCCAATGGCAGCGACTATATCGGCTTCAATGGCAGCGCATGTGCAGGAGCATCTTGGGTTTAAATACCGCAGGGAAATTGAGAAACAACTGGGTGTGGAGCTACCGCCTCCAGACAAGCAGTTGCCTGAAGATATTGAGTTCCAGTTATCAGGTCTTATTTCGCAAGCTGCTGAAAGATTGCTTAATAAAGATATTTCTGAAGAACAACAGCAGAAGATACAACAGCAGTTGCAAGACCCCGTCATCCAGATGCAGCAAAAAGAATTGCAACTGGAGGAAATGGATATCCAGCGGAAAGTTCAGACCGATCAGGCGAGGATGCAGCTTAAATCTGAAACAGACAAGGCAAGGCTTGCCCTTGATATGGCAAAAGCCGCATCCAATGAAGAGATTGAGAAGCAACGGATTGCGACACAGGCCGAACTTGAAGGCGCTAAACTTGGTGTTGATATTGCCAAATCCCAACGCGATGCTGGGGCGAAGGAAGCAACTGAGCTTGAAAGAATAACACTGGAGAAAGCAAAACTCGCAGCAGAAGCAGCGCGGTCTCTTGTGGAATGGGATAAAGAGGATTCCCTTAAACAAATGAAGGGGGAATAAGCATTGGCTGAAGAATCCTTAGTTGGTGTTTACCGCCGTGTCCTGCGGAACCAAATGAATGAAATGGCAGATATTATTTCTGGTGGCGGGGCGCAGAGTTTTGAGGAATACAAAAAAATGGTTGGGGTCATAGAAGGTTTGGCAATTGCGGAGCGTGAGCTTTTGGATTTGCTTGAGGCCAAGACCCGAATGGAGAACGAAGAAGATTAAATCTTGTTTCACATGAAACATGCAGGTATCCGCGATTCCTAATCGCGTGCAGGGGAACCGTTAAATCCCCGACTTTCAGTTAAAAAACGTGCAGGAGAAGACAATGGTTGAAGAGACTGTTGTTGATCTCGATGAGCATAGGAAGCCAACTCAACTTCCTGAGCCTGTCGGGTATCAACTTTTAATAGCCTTACCCGAATCAAAGGAAAAGACGGATGGTGGTGTTTATATGCCAGACGCCACAAGGCAAAGAGAAGAAGCTGCCAGCATTACCGCAATGGTTTTAGCTGTCGGCCCTGATGCCTATAAAGATAAAAGCAGATTTCCCTCTGGCG